ATACGTGGCAATGCCCTAAATGCGGCGCGGAGCTTGAGGATTTATGGGACGGTGAACCAGTAAGTGCTTTTGTTGGTGAGTGGTCAGAAGACAGATTCCGTTGTAACGGCCATGCATTAGACCCGCTACCGTTTCCGAAAGCAAGCAAAGACAGCGCAGTGAATCGCACTAAGTCTTGCGGTTACTTTGGATTAGATGATTTGGGCGTGGAGTATAGCGAATGAAAATCCCGATGATTAAAAATGCAGGTGGGGTATTTTGCCCCGCTGATGAGATGTATCTACCGGCACTACAAGGGTTTAAAAATGGAGAGTTATATAACGTCGAAATCAAAAAAACGCGTAACCCCGCTTTTCATCGAAAGGTATTTTCGTTTTTCAAATTTTGCTTCGATCATTGGTCGGCAGACAAAACAGACTGGAAATACTTCGATGAAAAAAAACAGTTCGACACATTCCGTAAACACTTAACCGTGTTAGCCGGGTTTAAAGAAGTGACATACAACTTAGACGGCGGATTACGTGTAGAAGCGCAGAGTTTGAGTTATGCCAACATGGAACAAGACGAGTTTGAGAGTTGCTATAAAGCACTTATCCGCGCGGCAATATCAAACATTTTTAACAACACAAAAGACGAAAACGTCATAAATCAGCTTTATGCGTTTTTCTGGTAGATGGAGATTTTACGGAAGATGAACACTTTAATTTTTATTTTTATTGCGGTGAGTTGCTTTGCTATTGCGTTTGTGACCAACGGCGGAACCGGGGTGTTTGCTTTGTTGCTGTGTTTTATCAGCTTTGTTTTGGGTGTGAATATCCACGCACAAATTGTGAGGGATAAAGCTAAGAACGGGGAGCTATTGGAAGTTGGCAATAAGTATTACGAAGTTAAGTACGTGAAGGATAAGGTGGAATGACGAATAAAAAGAAGCTTACGACCGCAATGGCAGAGGTAATAGCGGCTAACTTGGCGCGTAAAGCGGTTGATGACGAAAACGAAAAATTAATGCGTGGATTGATTAAGCAGCGCGACGATTGGTTGAAGTGGAGACAGTCCGGCAAACGAAATGTGGATGTGATTAATGGGGTGAGACGGTGATTTGGTTTATTTGGATTCTTTCGATAATTGGATTTTTATTTGGTAACTATAAAGACAAGATAATTGAGTTTGCTATCTTTTTGGTTTTAATCAAAATCGCTTATAAGTTAGGGGTGTTTTAATGGCTAAGGCACCAAAACAGCATAAATGCAAAGTATGTGGGAGCTACTTTGTAAAAACGTTCAGTAGTACGCAAAAGGTTTGTTCGCCGGAATGTGCAATTAAATTATCTCGTGAACAATCCCGCAGGGCGCGAGAAAAGAAAGATAAGCAAGAGCGTATTGAATCTCGTAAAAGAATAGCCGCACTTAAAGAAAAAACCAAAACCAAGGGGGAATTGACGTCAGAAGCGCAAAGTGCGGTGAATCGATATATTCGGCTGCGTGACGAAAATCAGCCTTGTATATCCTGCGGAAGACCTCTTACAAACGACCAGCTTGGTGGCGGTTTTGATGCTGGGCATTATCGTAGTCGTGGTAGTGCGGCACATTTGCGATTTTATACGCTAAACATTTTCGGACAATGTAAGAAGTGCAACCGATATTTGGGTGGAAACTATCAGCAATTCAGGCTTGGTTTAATAGATCGAATTGGATTGGCAAAGGTTGAGGAAATTGAAGCAGATCAACGAATAAGAAACTACTCAAAAGAAGATTTGAAAAGAATTAAACAGATTTTTAATAAAAAATGCCGATTAATTGAAAAGCGTAGAGGTCTTAAATGAGCATTAACATCAACAAAGTATCGGTGCAGTGGGGATATTGGGCTACTCCTCGTTATGAGGGGGAGTATCCGCGCGTGTCATCAGGGTTTGCAGAGCTTAAATGTGATGCACGCTATTTGCCAAAATATCGAGTAGAGCCGATTACAGATGATTTAGGCATGCAGATTGACGGGCACATGCAGACAATGAAACGTGTATCACCGGAGCTTTACGATGTCTTTATGCTCACTTACGTTAAGCGGTGGGATAACATTGATATTTGCCGACACTTAAACTTATCAAGACGTGAGTATTTTCAGCGCCTCAAAACTGCCAAAACGTCACTGCTTTTGATGATTGAGTGCCAAAAATGTATTTTTGTTGCATAAGTGCTTGACAGTGCGCACTAAAAATGTATTATTATATGTAAGTTGCGGTTTTAGCGCATAGCAAACGCACAAAGAATTATTTACAGCCCCGATCGGAAACGGTCGGGGTTTTTTATTACTTAAATTCAAGCTCACGTTAACGCGTGGGCTTTTTTATTGCCTGAAATACGGCGGAGAAAACAATGCCGATGAAAGAGCCTGATGTATGGGCAATGATTATTGCCTGGCTACAATTAAATTTTGGGAACGGGACAATTCACAGTGCCGGTGCCGCAATTTTTATGTCGCTTTTAAGAATGGGATTCATGCGCAAGAAACCTGCATTTCGATACGTATTTATTGACGCAATGATTTGCGCCTCTATTGCAGGGGTTACCGTGCCGATATGCACTCACCTTGTTGGCCATGCGGAATTTTCCGGCTTTCTCGGTACGATGATTGGATTTATCGGTACCGAGAAGATCCGCGAATTTTTATTTAAGTTTATCAACCACCGTGTAAATGACGGTGATATTAGTTATAGACGCAGCAACGGAAGTAAATACGATGATGATTTCAGAGAGTAAATTTAATCAGGTTTTCCCACGTGCGAAAAAAGGTATTTATGCGGCGATTGAAAAGCAAATCGAAAAAGCCGGCTGCGTAACTAAAATCCAACAAGCGATGTTTTTGGCGCAATGCGGACATGAAAGTGCAGGCTTTACCCGTTTTTCAGAGGGGTTTAACTATTCCACCGAAGGGTTACTTGCTAATTTCCGTAAGTATTTTACTCCCGCGCAAGCGGTTAAGTATGCGCGTAAGCCGGAGCAAATTGCGAATCACGCTTACGCAAACAGAATGGGTAATGGCGACGAAGCAAGCGGCGACGGTTGGAAATATCGCGGGCGCGGCATTATTCAAATCACTGGCAAGAATAACTACGCTGCTTTTCGCGAGTGGCTTGGGCGAGATTTTGCATTACACGAGCTGGCAGAAGATTTGGATTTAGCTGTATCAGCGGCTGTGTGGTACTGGCAAGAAAACGAATTGGCAAGTCTGGCAAGCGTTGAAAAGGTTACTGTCCGAATTAATGGCGGAACAAACGGGCTTGCTGATCGAGTGGCGTTATATCGCAAATTAATGGCGTAATTATGATTGGATTAAATCAAATATTCACGGCCGCAATTTTGGGCTTGTGCGGTTGGATTTGGTATCAGAGCAATACAATTTCTGGTATTCGCGCCGAAAGCCAAGCTCAAGCCCAAACCATTAAACAACAGGAAGAAGCTAACAAGGCTTTAAATGTGGCGTTGCAGCAAGAGCGCGAAGCTGTTATTGAGCAACAACAGCGAAACGAAGAAATCGAACGGATGGCAACAGAAAATGCGGAATCAGTTAAAACGATTATTAAAACACAACCTTGTGCTAACACTCGTTTGCCTCAGCATGCTCTTGACAGGCTGCGGAAGTAACGCGACCAAAGTGAGCTATATTTATCCCCCTCAAGCCTACACGGTGCCATGCACTAAGACAGCATTTACCGGGGAGACTTACGGCGATGTAGTATTGCAATTAGTCAGGGTAACGGCAGAGCGAGATAAATGCGCAAGCCAAGTCGACAACCTCAATAAGTGGATTAATCAAACTAAGAACGATAAATAACAGCTTTTAACGTCTAACAGCTTTAAATTGGTAGATACCAAGCCGAGAGGTAGGATGGTTAGGACTTCTAAAACAAACCCGATCAAGTTAACGCTTGACCGGGTTTTTTATTTATGGAGTTTAATATGCAGATATTAAAAGCCCCGTTCTTTGGAACGGAAATTGTTGTCGTTGAATATGATAACAAACCTTATGTGCCAATGAAACCTATTTGCGAGAATATCGGATTGTCTTGGCATGCTCAATTTGAGCGATTGCAACGGAAAGAGGTTTTAAACGCAACCGTTCGTATGATACGAATGGCTGCGGAAGATGGCAAAGACCGCGAGATGGTATGTCTTCCGTTGCATTACCTCAATGGGTGGTTATTTGGTATTGACGCTAACCGGGTCAAACCAGAACTCAAAGAAAAACTGATCCGCTATCAAAAAGAATGCTACGAAGTGCTATGGGATTACTGGACGACAGGAACCGCACGACGTGATGAAATCCAAGAGAGACTAAATCGCCTATTGGAAAACGAAAGCAAGTCGCGAGCTAATGGTTCAATAGCCGGTAAGTTACTAAACCAACGCAAACAAGAAAAGGCGCACTTTGAAGTAGAACTTGCCAGGCTAAAACAAATGGACTTGTTCTTAGATATTTAAAAGCAGCGGGAATTTTCATGATTTCCCGCTGCGACTTGTCTTTCTCACTTTCGCAAGAATAAAAAGTAAAGTGTATGCGACATAATTTAAATCTAATTCCGAGGTTGGTATAAAAAATCTCGGGGGTATATCTAAGTTATGTGATGTAAATGTTACAAAAGGATTTAAAAAGGGTTAACCATGAGTAAAAACGACGAGGTTAAATCCACGTCTGAGCGTGGTGAATCTAAACTAACTGATAAGCAAAAGCGGTTTATTGAAGAGTATCTTGTTGATTTGAATGCAACACAAGCAGCAATAAGAGCAGGGTATAGTGCCAAGACGGCGGATGTCCAAGGTGCTCAGAACTTAGTAAAACTTAAGGGTTTTATTCAAGAAGAGCAAAAAAAACGATCTGAGCGTGTTCAAATAACTCAAGATGAAGTTATTCGTCGACTCATTGAAAATGCCGATATTTCCTCCGGTAAAAAACCGATCATCTTAACTCAGACTCGCAAAACTGATGATGGCGAAATTGTTGGCGATGATGTAGCTCAATTCGTTTATGAGCCATCAAGCGTGAACAAAGCGCTTGAGTTGCTAGGTAAACACCTTGGTATGTTCAAGGATAAGGTTGAAGTTTCTGGTTCGATGACAAATCAGAATATCAACATGACTAAAGATGAGTTCAAGGAAATTGCCAAGGGGCTTTTAGAAGAGGTTTAAATGCGCAAGTTCAGTGATGAAGAAAAGTTTGCCGCCTCAGAATTGGCAAGAACAGACTTGTATTTTTTCACTCGCTGGATGTTCTTGCAGAAGCGCGGGTATGCTTGGCTAAAAGCCCGTCATCACAAGTTGATTTGCGATGCTTTAATGCGAGTGTTTAAGGGGGATACCAAACGTCTGATTATCAATATTCCTCCACGCTACTCCAAAACAGAAATTGCTATTGTGAATTTTGTGGCTTGGTGTTTTGGTTGCGTTCCGGATTGCGAATTTATCCACGCCTCTTATTCCTCGACTCTTGCTGTTAACAATAGCGCAAATATTCGATCTTTAATTCAGCACGAGGCCTACAAAGAGATATTCCCTGATGTTGCACTTGATAGCGAGGCAAAAAACCATTGGACCACAAGTCAAGGAGGTGTGTTTTATGCAACCGGTGCGGGAGGTACGATTACTGGGTTTGGTGCAGGTAAGCAACGAGAGGGATTTGGCGGCGCGATACTAATTGATGATCCGCATAAGGCAGACGAGGCGCGTTCTGATGTCATGCGCCAAAACATCATTGATTGGTTTCAGAATACGGTAGAGAGCCGTAAGAACAATCCGAAGAACACACCGATAATCGTAATTATGCAGCGATTACATGAAAGCGATTTGTCGGGTTGGTTACTTGATGGCGGAAATGGTGAAGAATGGGAATTACTCAAGCTCCCTGCAATTCAGGAAGATGGAAGTGCGTTATGGTCTGAAAAACATGATATTCAAACCTTGCGGCAAATGGAAAAGGCAGCGCCTTATATGTTTGCCGGACAATATCAACAAAGCCCCGCTCCTTTGGAGGGCGGGGTGTTTAAGCCGCACAAAATCGAAATTATCGAGGCTTTGCCAGCACAAAGCATTAAATGGTGCCGAGGTTGGGACTTAGGCGCGACTGTTGGCGGCGACCCTACAGCGGGTGTGAAACTTGGTAAATGTTCCGACGGTTCTTTTATTATTGCCGATTTAGTTCATGGCGACGTTGGGCCGGATGAACGAGATTCAATGCTGAAAAATACAGCGCCTCTGGACGGATTATCGACAACAATCAGCATTCCTCAAGACCCTGGGCAAGCAGGGAAAACTCAAGCCTTATATTTAACTCGCATGCTTTCCGGTTTTGTCGTTAAAACCAGTCCTGAGAGTGGGGATAAGATTACACGGGCCGAACCTTTTGCCGCTCAGGTTAATGTCGGAAATGTGAAAATGCTTAAAGGTGCATGGAACCAAACTATTATTAATGAAATGCGCTTATTTCCTAACGGAAATCATGATGACACGATAGACGCTTGTTCAAGAGCTTTTGCTGAATTGGTCAGCGCACCAACCTCTTACTTTGGATAATGATTATGTTTGGATTTGGAAAGAAAAAAACAGTGGAGAAAGTTGAGATAGAAGAATCTCATTCATTTTTTGATGGTAAAGAAATAGTTTCTCAACATCAAAGTCGGTTTTTCCTAGATAGATTAAGCGAGATTGTTTCAAAAAATAATAATCAATATCCTAATTTAGGCAACTCCGCACAAGATAGTAATGAAATTTCACCATTAAAAATGAAATTATCCCCACCTGAAAGTATTAGCGTTCAACTTGCCAACTGGTATGCGTCAAGTTCATTTATTGGATATCAGATGTGCGCTATTTTGGCGCAAAATTGGTTGATTAATAAAGCTTGCTCTACACCTGCGCGAGATGCAACAAGAAACGGTTACGATATTATTTCTACCGACGGAACGGAAATACCTGATGAAATTATTAGAGCACTTCAGAAATTCGATAAGAAATTTCGACTACGCTGGAATTGTGAGCAGTTTGTACGAATGGGACGGATTTTTGGTATTCGGATCGCTTTATTCAAGATTGAAAGCGAAGATCCTGATTTCTACGAAAAGCCATTCAATCTGGATGGAGTAACCGAAGGTAGTTACAAAGGCATTGTTCAAGTCGATCCGTATTGGTGCGTACCTATGATTGTCGGAAGTGAGTTATCCGATCCTTCCAATATTAATTTTTACGAGCCTACATTTTGGCAGATTGGGGGTAGAAAGTACCATCATTCTCACCTCATCATTTTCCGTAACAGCGAAGTGCCTGACATTCTGAAGCCGATGTATCAGTATGGCGGGCTTCCTGTTCCTCAATTAATCATGGAGCGCGTTTACGGCGGAGAAAGAACAGCTTCAGAATCTCTTAACCTTGTCATGTCAAAGCGTACTACGGTTTGGTTGACTAACATGGCTAAATTCATGGCGGATGCTGAAAATAACGCTGAACGCCTGAAATTATGGATTAACAATAGAGATAACAACGGCATAAAACTAGGTGATAAAGACGGCGATCAGATACAACAATTTGATACCGCACTAAGCCAACTTGATGACGTCATTATGACGAATTATCAACTAGTGTCCGCCGCATCAAATGTTCCTGCAACAAAACTTCTCGGCACAACGCCAAAAGGTTTCAATTCTACCGGTGAAGGTGAGGCCAAGAATTACCATGAGGAATTAGAGAGCTTGCAAGAACATGATTTGACAGAGTTGGTAGAGCGGCATCATCAGCTTGTGATGAAGTCGGAAGGTTTACCATTGATTGAAACAACGATCAATTGGCGTCCAGTAGATAGTCCAACAGCGCAAGAAATTGCAGAACGAAACAAACTCAAGGCGGATACTTATTCCGCCTTAGTTATGTCTGGGGCCATTGATGGAGAGGATGTTCGTTATCGTATTGCGTCAGATCCTGATTCCGGTTTTCACGATATGGGAGAAAGACAAAGCGAGGTCGAAGATAACTTGCTTGAACAGTTGGGGATAACAGATGAAACAATCCAAGCCATCAACAACCTTGAACAAGAAATTGGTCAAGAAACAAAGTAGCATTGAAGGTAAACCGCTACTTGTAAGCGCTTCAACCGGTGAGCAGTATGCAAAAAGCATTACGGCAGCGATCAAGATTCTACATCAAGAAATAATCCGAGAGGTGTCAAATCGCTTTACTGTTTATGCCCAAGATGGGGATTTGCCAGAAGGTGGAAATTTAATCTCACAACTTCGCATTTTGTTTAATCAACTACTTAAAAAATATAACCCTATTTTTTCATTGTTGGCCAAAAAGTCCACGGAGCGGATGATTGACCGGGTATTAAAAAATTCATCCTCTACGTTAAAAATGAGTTTAAGGGAGATGGGTAATGATTTGGTGGTTAAAACTGATTTTATAAATGGCGATGTGAAAAATGTTACACAAATTGCAACGATTGAAGCTGTTGGGTTAATCAAGATCATTCCACAACGGTATCTTTCTGATGTCCAAAAAGTCGTGTTTGAATCCATTACTACAGGAAAAGGCGCGAGTGATTTGAAAAGGTCGCTTG